TTGATATCTGGCAAGCAAGAACCACCACATTATCTGGTTCTAACCTTGTAGATTACCAGCCATCCCCTTATAAATTATCAGCGCAATTGCTGGCAAAAATAAGGGGCATGATTGCCCATGCACTCGATCCTCGCAGCATGGTGGGCTAAATGCCAACACCAGCGATAACCACACTTCGAACTACTTTAGCAACTGCTCTTGTAGATAATACGCGCTGGCAAACTTTTGCTTTTCCGCCATCCGTTGTGCTTGCCAACTCAGTTATTGTCAGTCCAGATAATCCCTATCTGACTCCAAACAATAATTCACAAATTTCAATCAGTCCTTTTGCCAATTTTAAGCTAATCATCACATGTCCGTTATTTGATAACGAGGGCAATTTAAATGGCATAGAAGATTTTGTGGTTCGAGTGTTTAATCTGCTCGCTGCATCTTCTTTCACCTATAATGTAAGCGCAATCAGTGCGCCTAGTGTTCTCAATGCTGCTTCGGGAGACCTTCTCAGTTGCGAGATGTCCGTATCAATTCTAACAAGTTGGAGTTAATTATGTCCGATAACGACAAAGCAAACGCAGAATGGCTCGTGCGAATCGGTCAAACTGCAACAGCACCAAAACCAGTCACTAAGAAAGATGAGGAATAATCATGGCACAGGGAATCGTTAATAAGGTTGGATTTAAGGTTGGCACAACAGACCCTGCCTCAATCGATCTTAGCGCGTATGTAACAAGTTTCACATTGACAAGATCAGCAGATCAGATCGAGACCACTGCGATGAATGACACAGGTCATCGTTATGTTACTGGGCTTGAGAACAATTCGATTACGGTCGAACTGATCAATGATGATGCAGCTTCTGCTGTACTACAGACAATGAACACACTATTTAAGTCAAACGCTTACTTCAAGTGCGCGTTGAACGGTTCAGTAGCAGGATCAGCAGCCAATCCATTTTACAGTGGGCTAATCTTGGTTGATTCGATTACTCCAATTAACGGAGCTGTCTCTGATCTAGGCGTGCAGTCTTTGACTTTTCAGGTCTCAGGCGCAATCACAGTAGCAACCACAGGTACATTCTAAACAACTAACAAAGGGGCAAATCATGGCACAGTTAAAAATTACATTTTCAGATGGAAAAGTAGTGCAAGGGGAAATTACTCCCTTGATCGAATATGTATTCGAACAGCATTACAAGATGGGGTTCCACAAGGCTTTTCGTGAAGAAGAGCTCCAGACCCAAGTGTATTTTTTGGCTCATGAAGTTGTAAAAAGGTTAGGTGAGCCAGTAGATGCAAGGTTAGAGACTTTTATCGGCACTCTAAAAAGTGTTGAGGTATTAGACTCAGACCCTTTAGCTTAAAGCGAGATTTGCCCTTCACCTATCTGATCGCTCGCCTGAGCATTAGATTGCAAATCCCGCCACAGCAGTTACTTGAGTTAGACCCAATAATGCTCCAAGCCTTGTTGCAGGGTCTCAAAGATGAAGCAAGGGAGATAGAAAATGCCAGCAAGCGTACAGGGCGTAATCGCACTCCGTAAGGCTCTCAATGCCTATGCTCCAGATTTGGCTAAAGAACTAACTGCTGAGATTACAAAGTCTCTTAAAGTTATCCAGAAGGATGCTAGAGGGTTTGTACCTAATAAGGCTCCAGCTGGTCTTTACAATTGGGAGTTTAATCCCAACCGTAAATTGACTGCTAAAAACTCTATGTTTAGAACATTCTCAGCTGAGGGAGAACGAGTCCGATTCTTCCCGCTTTACAACGCCGCTGAAGTTAAGCGTGGCATTGTTTATCGCACAGGTTATGGCAAGCCCAACTCAAAGGGATTTAGATCCTTATTTCGCATTCGCAATAACTCAGCAGCTGGTGCAATCTATGAAACTGCTGGGCGAAAGAATCCTGCTGGCGATCCAAAAAGCAGATCGAATAATCCTAATGCTGGTGCTAGGTTCGTTCAGCAGGGTCCTATTTATGGTCGCAAATCAAGTGCAAGAGACATGCGCGGTCGCGTCTTATTTCGTGCTTACGAGCAGGATGAAGGCAAGCAGACAGCCGCAATTTTTAAGGCTATTGAAAATACAGCAGAACGATTTAATAAGCGCACACAAATTGTAGATGTTAAGAGGACAGCATGAGCAATATCTTAATTTCCCTTGCTGCCGAATTTACTGGTAAAAAGGCTTTCAAACAAGCAGACACAGCAACCCAAAAATTAAACAACAGTGTAAAGAAGTTAGCAGGATCAATTGGTCTTGCTTACGGTACTACAGCTGTTATTGCTTTTGGCAAGGCTTCGGTTAGGGCAGCAGCAGCTGACCAGAAAGCCCAGCAACAATTAGCACTAGCTCTAAAGAATGTTGGGTTAGGTCGAGACGCTGCTACCTCGGAAGCCTACATCCAGCGACTCCAGAGCGAGTTTGGCATTGTTGATGATCTTCTTCGTCCTGCTTATCAGACCCTAGCAATAGCCACACGAGATTCTGCTGAGGCTCAAAGACTTCTTAATCTTTCATTAGACATTGCCGCATCAACTGGCAAGGACTTAGGCTCTGTCACATCCGCATTAGGTCGTGCATATTTAGGAAATAACACAGCTCTTGGCAAACTTGGCGTAGGTATCTCAAAGGCAGATCTAAAGGCTAAGTCTTTTGAAGATATTACTAAGCAACTTACAGCAACATTCGCTGGATCTGCAACTGCTGCTGCTGGCACTTTTCAAGGGTCAATCGATAAATTAGGCGTTGCTTCTGCTAATGTGCAAGAGATTATCGGCACAGGTTTGATCGATGCACTTACAAATCTTGGAGAAGATAAGAGCATTGCAGATCTTGCTTCGAATATGGAAGATACTGCTACTTACCTTGCAGATGTTATTCGTGGCATTGGAGTTCTTTCTGCAAAATTAAAGGATATTCCAGTTCTGGGCAACCTGAATGTAGGCATGATTCCTATTGTTGGATCTTACATTGAACTTTTGCGCAAGGCTGGCACCCAGACAGGCACACTCGCATCATCTGATAATGCCCATTTAAAGTCACTAGAAGATTCTTTTAAGGTTATTAAAAAGACTGGTGTAATTACTACCAAACTCACAGCAGATGAATTAAAGAAGTTGAAGGCAAAGCAGTTACAACTAGCCATCGATAAGGCTAATCTTGCACTTGCTAAGGGCACTGATTTGTTTGACATGGACAAGATCCAGCTCAATGCCGCTATGATCAATCAGGCTGAACAACTAGGCAAAGCAACTACTCAATCTCAGGCATTGATGATAGCTAGTGATGTTGCTCGCTTAAAGATTAAGCAGGACATTATAGCCCTTGAGGATGCCATTGCTTCTAAGGATGAAGCCCGCATTACAGCTGCTACCAAGCAACTCAATGAAGATCTTAAAATCTTGGGAACCTTACAGAATCAGAACATTAAGCTTGCCGATATTAAATCTATTCTTGAATCCTTGTTGCCTAAAGACTTAATCAACCTTGCTAACCTTAATGAAGCCTTGCGCCTGCTTGGACTCATAAATCAGGCTTCTACTGGATCTAAAACAATTCCAGCAACAACTGCTCCAACACCATCACCAAGCATTGTTGGTCTGACCCCAGCAACTACTATTGCTGAGACTAATGCAAATGTTGCAGCACTTGGCGGAGTTGTAACTCAGATCCAACCAAACTTAAAAGAATACACTCCAAACTCAGGCATGATCTCAGGTATTAGTCCTAATGGTCGAGAATTTAACTTTACTGTTAATGTCAATACAGGCGTGGGCGATCCTAATGCCATTGCTGAAGCTGTAACTCAGGTGATTCAAGATGCAGTAGATCGTGGCACTTTACGAGGTGGCTCCTACTAATGACATGGCTTCCAGAATGGCGAATTACAGTAGGTGACGATGTTTATACAACTGTAACTAGCGTAAGTTACTCAACAGGTCGTTTAGACATTGATAGACAGGCTACCGCTGGTTACTGCCAAGTGGAGATTATCAATACTACTGGAGCAGCTTTTACCATTGAAGTTACAGAACCTATCCTGCTTGAATTAAAGAATGCTTCTGGCACTTATGTTACTGTGTTTGGTGGAGAAGTATCAGATTTCTCAATTGGGGTTAGAAGTCCTAGTGAGTCAGGTTTTGTTACTACTGGCACTATTCTTGGTATTGGCAGCCTTGCTAAGCTCACAAAGGCTGTCTATAACACTGCCCTTGCTGAAGGATTAGATGGCGCACAAATTGCAGCCATCCTTAGTGCTGGTCTTAACCTGAACTGGAATGAAGTAACCCCAACAACTACTTGGGATACATATCCAGCTACAGTCACTTGGGAAAATGCCGAGTCTTATGTCGGCACAGTTGATTCAGGCTTTTACACGATGGTTGCTCTGGCAGCTAGTGCCACAGCCAAAAGCCAAACTCTGACAGACCAGATTGCTAATTCAGGACTCGGTCAGGTATATGAGAACAATGTCGGAAATGTCTGTTTTGACGATGCGGATCATAGATCTAACTATCTAGCTGCTAATGGCTACACATTCTTAGATGGTGATTTTGCAGTGCCTACCA